AAGAGGTACACACCTAAGGGGGATCGGACATTCAGGTTCAGTCCCCCTCGTCAACTTATTGACAGTGGTGTTGTATGTCGCAGAGAACTTGGTAAAAATTTTAATGAAGCAAAAAAAGTTGCAGATGAATTAAATAAATTGATAGATGAATATCGTGAGGAAATGCTGACAGAGTCTGTGGTTACACGATCTACAACCCTGTCAGAATTATGTGACATATATCTTTTGTCTAATGATTTCAATGCTTTACGTGACTCAACTAAAGCTGATTACATCTACTTCATTAAGATACTTTGCCTAGATTTAGGTGAAAAAAAGTGGCATACTATATCTAGTAGGTTGGCTAAGAGGACTTATGAACTATGGGTCAAACGTGGTGTGTCACTTGCAAACCATGTGTGCAGTATTGCATCACGAATCTACAACTATGCAACTGAGATGGAGTATGGGAATCACAATCCTTTCTCTAACATAAGACGTAAGTCTACCAAACCTAGACGTGTAGTGTGGGCAAAGGAACATGTGCGTCAATTTCTTGACTATGCTTATGCCAACTACGAGTACAGAAGCATTGGCTTGATAGTGCAGATGGCATACGAGTGGTGTCAGAGGGTAGGTGATATGCGTTTGCTCACTTGGAATGACCTTGACATGGACAAAGGTATGCTCACACTAGAGCAATCCAAGCGTAGATCAAAGGTGTTTTTGCCCATCAGTGACAGCCTGTATGATATGCTGTACGAACAACAGGGTGACTTTGGCTTTCAACAGTACGTAGCTCCCAATATAAGCCCCATACAGGGCGAGTACAAGCCCTATGGGTTGGAGAGTGTATCAAAGATTGCAAAGCGTGTCATGAAGCGTTTAAACCTGCCTGATGAACTCCGACTTATGGATCTCAGAAGGACAGGAGTTACAGAAATGATTGACAGTGGAGTCCCAATGGGGCAACTTATGTCAGTGACAGGTCATACAAATGTACAATCTGTCAAGCCGTACATGAAACACACTTACGAGAGTGCTAAGAATGCTCTCAATACAAGGAGTAAATACAATGCATAATATATATAACATTATAAGTGATATAGATATATTAAATAATGAAACAAAGAGAATGAATTGTCCTGAGTGTGGTGGGTACAAGACCTTCACTGTATCAAACAACATGGGCAGACTTTTGTGGAATTGTTACAAGGCTTCATGCAGTATCAGTGGATCTAAGCCTGTACATTTATCTGTAGAGGACATCAAGAGAACTATCCAAAAAGAAGAAAAGAAAGCTGAAGACTTTGGTATGCCTGAGTTTGTTGTGCCTTACAGTGGACAGGGTGATCTATATAGATTTGCAGAGAGATATGGCATATCAGTAAATGACATGGAGTATGACGTAAAAGATAACAGAGCAGTGTTTCCTGTCATTCATGGTGGCTATGTAGTAGATGCTATTGGTAGAAGTTTAAAAAATAGTTTACCAAAATGGAAAAGATATGGGAATAGTGGGTTGCCATACACTTATGGTTATGGTAAGATCGCTGTAGTTGTTGAGGACTGTGTCAGTGCCGTAGTTGTAGCTAAAGGCAGTGACGTGTATGTTGGGGTTGCTGTGTTAGGCACGTCCCTGTCAGACACACACAAGAGGTACTTGTCACAGTTCTCTGCAGCAATAGTAGCTCTTGATCCTGATGCACTACCCAAAGCAACACAGATGTGTAAAGATCTCAGGAGTGTAGTAGATACAGTAAAGGTACTTAGATTAACCGATGATTTGAAATACAAGCATCCTAACGACATTGAAAAACTAACAGCAATAGGAGAAGAATTAAATGGAACAAGCATTAATACGTAGTCTTATGACTAAAGACTTCTATGATGATCATAGAGGTATTCGTTGTCCTGACAAATTATTTAGTAAGGATATGCGAAAGATAAAAAAATCTGTTGACTATGCTATGAAGACATACAACAGAACAGTAACACCTGATGAGGTAGAGGTATTGTTTATGTCAAACAATCCTACTCTTACAACAGCACAGAAGCAAGCCTATGGTGATTTGTTTACACGTATCAAGAAGGAGTCCCCTCTTGGTAATGACATAGCACAAGAAGTATTGTCCAAACTGTTTCAACAGGTGGTGGGTGAAGAGATAGCCAATCTTGGCTTTGATTATGTGAATGGTTCACAGACTAGCCTTGAGCCACTCCGTAATATGCTAGAGCAGTACGGTGATGACTTCATACCTACTATGAATATAGAGTGGGCTGACATCTCTATTGAGAACCTTCTTGCAAGGAATGACATGGAAGCACGTTGGGCATTCAACATACCTAGTCTCACACGCAAGATAGAAGGTGTAAATGAAGGACACTTGATCGAAGTTGGAGCTAGACCCAACACAGGTAAAACATCTTTTCATGCATCTATGATTGCAGGTGACAATGGCTTTGCCAGACAAGGTGCTAAGTGTGTTGTTTTATGTAACGAAGAGTCAGTGCATAGAGTAGGTATGCGATACCTGACTGCCAGTTCTAACATGAATCAATACGAGATCAAAGATAATCCCAAGCTTGCCCATGAGAAGTATGGTGCAGTTAAGGAGAATATAAAATTGTATGATTCTACAGGACGTGACATGGCATGGGTTGAGAGCATTGCTAAATCTTTTAAACCTGATGTCGTTGTTTTAGACATGGGTGATAAGTTTGCCAAGACGGCAGGATTTGCTAGGCAAGATGAAGCACTCAAGGCTAATGCTGTACATGCAAGAATGATTGCAAAGCAATACAACTGTGCTATATTCTACATGTCACAGTTATCTGCAGAAGCAGAGGGCAAGGTTGTACTCAACCAAGCCATGATGGAAGGTAGTAGAACAGGTAAGGCTGCCGAAGCTGACCTTATGTTACTACTTGCCAAGAACCCTGACGTTGAAGGTGAAGAGGAGCAAAGTCCTCAGAGACATATCAACGTTGTAAAGAACAAACTATCTGGTTGGCATGGCAAGATTGTCTGCGAACTAGACTACAAGACAGCGAGGTACACAGCATGAATACATTTAAGCCTATTAAAGGTGCATACACTAGGAAGTTTAGACCCTATTCGTATGCCAAAAATGATGGTGTAGCTAAAGATGCAGTGTCAGGTTACTTAGTTAACAACGGACACACTATCTTATCTACTGAAGAAGATTATTCTTTTGATATCAAGAGTGAGAAGAATGGTAATACATACTACTCAGAGGTTGAGATGAAGAGACAATGGTTTGGGGATTGGCTACCATCTTGGAAAGAGATTAGGATTCCCTATCGTAAATTTAAATTATTAAATAAGTTTAAAGAGATGAATGAAAAAGATGCATTCTTTAATTTTTATGTTATAAGAGGTGACATGGAGTATGCATGGAGAATAAAAGATTATCAGTTTACACCTGAGACTGTGCAAGAGATATACTTATCTAACGCAAGAAGATATGAATACTTCTTTCACATACCCTATCAGGAAGCTGAACTGGTACAACTAAAGGAAGATAAATGAGACTAATACTAGACGTAGAAAATACTGTAACAAAACGTAATGACAAGCTACACTTAGATCCTTTTGAGGAAACTAACAGTCTTGTTATGGTAGGTATGAAGACAGATAATTGGGAGAGAGTAGTCACGTTTGATCATACTCAAGAACTACCCACAGAAAATGGACACGCTATGGTACAACAGGCACTAGATAATACTACTGTGCTTGTGTGTCACAATGTGTCACATGATCTTATATGGTTGTGGGAATCTGGATTCAAGTATGAGGGCATTGTGTTTGATACTATGCTTGGTGAGTATGTGCTACAGCGTGGACAGAAACAACCTCTGTCATTAGAGCAGTGTGCTGAACGCTATATGTTATCCAACAAGAAACAGGACACTATGAAAGATTATTTTAAGAGAGGTGTTTCTGTAGCTGAGATACCACATGATGAGTTAGCAGAGTATTTGTTACATGACTTACGTGCTACATATGACTTGGCTGACAAGATACATCACAGGCTTAATAATGGTGATGCAGATCTTATGGACACAGTTACACATACCAACATGGTTGCTGTTTGCTTGTGTAAGATATATCAGCGTGGGTTTAATGTGGACTTAGATAAGCTTGATGAAGTACGTAAGGAGTTTGAGAAAGAGAAGGTGGGCATCTGGAATGATCTCAGCCAACAGGTTCGTGATCTTATGGGTGACAGACCTATCAATCTCAATAGTCCAGAGCAGTTATCGTGGGTAATCTATAGCCGTAAGCCAAAGGATAAGTCTATGTGGGCTAATTACTTTGAGCCTTATATGCGAAAGGATGCATTCACAGACGCTGTTAACGATCATACAGACATTATGTACAAGGTTACAGCTAGTACCTGCCCTGTATGTAGAGGACGTGGCAAGATCACAAAGGTTAAGAAGGATGGTACACCATTCAAGAAGCCAAACAAGTGTGTCAGGTGTGAAGAGTCTGGTTGGATATATACACCACGACAGCAGATAGCAGGTCTTAGATTTACTGCACCCTCTGCTAAGTGGGTGAGTGCCAATGGCTTTAGCACAAACAAACTCAACCTTGAGATACTTGAACACTATGCCAAGCGTACAGGCAACACAAAGGCAGAGTTGTTTCTCAAGAATGTTCGTAGACTGTCTGCCCTAGATACATACCTATCTAGTTTTGTTGAGGGCATATCTACATACACTAAGCCTGATGGCAAGCTACATGTTAGATTATTACAGCATCGTACATCTACAGGACGGTTCAGTGGTGCAGATCCTAACATGCAGAATATGCCTAGAGGTGGTACGTTCCCTGTGAAGAAGATCTTTGTGTCACGTTGGGAAGGTGGCAAGATACTTGAAGCTGACTTTGCACAGCTAGAGTTTCGAACTGCAGCATATTTGTCACAGGACAAAGTTGCAATGCAAGAGATAGAAGACGGCTTTGATGTGCATAGTTATACTGCAAAGGTTATCACGGATGCAGGACAGCCTACATCTAGACAAGAAGCCAAAGCACATACCTTTGCTCCTCTGTATGGAGCTACAGGGTTTGGCAGATCTGAAGCAGAAGCTATGTACTACGAGCAGTTTGGTGATAAGTACAAGGGTGTGTCGGCATGGCACAAGAAGTTAGGAAACGAAGCTATAAACACAGGACGTGTTAATATTCCTTCAGGACGTTCCTTCTCTTTTCCTGATGTAGTACGTAAAGGCAACGGCACTGTCACATACTTTACACAGATAAAGAACTATCCTGTGCAAGCATTTGCTACGGCAGATATAGTGCCACTAATTCTCATGACTTTTGATAACATGCTCATGAATATGAATAGTTGCATAGTGAATACTGTGCATGATTCAATAGTAATAGATGTTCATCCTGACGAAGTGGATGATGTTCTAAACATAGTAAATAGTATTAACAGTTCAATGAAAACTATCATTGATACACGTTGGAATATAGACTTTAATGTGCCTTTGAAATTAGATGCAAAAATAGGTGACAACTGGCTTGACACTAAAGATGTATAATGGTATAACTATAACACTTTTTTAAATTATAAGGAGAATATATATGAATGAAGTAGTAACAATAAATGGAAACTTTGACGATATGGCTAAAGCTATGGGCATGTCAGAACCTGTGGGTACTGAGATCTCTAAGAAGTCTGCTAGTTCTTTGGCTAGACTAAAGCTTAGTCATACACCCATCATGGGTACAACAGAAATCAATGGTAAGACAGTGAATGTTGAAACCATACCATCTGGTGCTTATAAAGTAGAAGTGCCTGATGATGGTCAGTACTACCAGTCTGACATTGAGATCAGACCTTTCATGCAAAGGTATATGTATAAGAGGTTTATCAAGGGCAATGATAGTACACCTAATCGTTATGTTAAGACAGTAATGTCTGACAACCTTAACGTTGATCTAAAGGATAACGATGGTGGCTTCAACTGTGGCAAACCTGCAGGATATATACAGGACTTTGCTTCTCTGCCTGACAAGCAGAAGGAACTGATCAGACAGATCAAACGAGTCAGAGTCATACTAGGGCTTGCTAAGTTTGATAAGGCTCTCAAAGTTGAGGGTGACTACAGCAGTGAAGCTGATCTAGGTTATGTCCCTTTTATATGGGAAGTAGATAACCGTGAAGCATTCAAAACTGTGGGAGATGTCTTTGTAAAGCTTTCTAAGATGAAGAGACTACCAGTTAATCACACTGTGTACGCTTCATCTGAAGAGAGAAAACTACCGAATGGTAACAGCTATTATGTGCCAAGCACAAGGCTAGACCTTACCAATAAGGTAGAGACATCTGACAAAGATCAGGAACTCTTTGGTGATCTTCTGTCTTGGGTTACTAACTACAACCAGTACATCATGAATCAGTGGGATGAGAATGTTCATTCCAAAGAGGACATTGATCCTGCTGTCGTAGAAACTTTCATCGACATCACAAGTGATGAGAAAGTTCAGTAACCATGAATCATAAGGCAGAACTACAACTGCACCGATTCCTAGATCAAGCCACTGACGGTAAGAAGGTGTTGTCTGACGCAAACATTGATAAGATTTGTGATGACATCAAAGATGCCTTACACCGTCAGTTTGGCTCTAAAAATACTAGGAAAGAGTTCAGACTTAGGATGTCTAACATAGGCAAGCCTACCTGTCAGCTTTGGTTTGAGAAAAACAAACCAGAGGAAGCACTACCTTTTCCTAACAACTTTGTAATGAACATGATGTTAGGAGACATAGTTGAGTCTGTGTTCAAGGGATTGCTTAGACAGGCAGGTGTAGCCTTTGAGGATTCTAAGAAAGTGTCTATGGATCTAACTATAGATTCTAATATAGAGGGGACATATGACATAATCATGGACGATGCAGTTGATGATATTAAGTCTGCATCTGATTGGTCATACAGGAATAAGTTTGAATCATTTGATACTCTTGCTAATGGTGATGCATTTGGTTATGTAGGACAGTTAGCAGGGTACGCACAGGCTTTGAATAAGAAAGCAGGTGGATGGTGGGTAATAAATAAATCTAATGGTAGCTTTAAATATGTACCTGCCACTGGTTTAGACTTGACAAAAGAAGTGGATAAACTATCTGATAATGTAAGCGTAGTACAGAGTAACAAGTTCAAAAGATGTTTTGATGCAGTTGAAGAAACATTCAGAGGTAAGCCTACAGGAAATAAAATCTTAGGAACGACATGCTCATTCTGTAGATTTAAACATTCTTGTTGGACTAACTTGCAAGAGCTACCCTCTCTGGTATCTCAGGCAAAAGAACCAAAGATTGTTTCATATGTTGAAATAGGAAAGGAGAAACTCATATGACAAACAAAGAACCTACATTAGAGGAGATGGCTGAACAGATCTCCGACTTACAAACACAGCTTTCAGAAATGAAGAAAGCGTATAATGATAAGAAATATGCTGCCTACAATGCTGCAAAAGAAGCTTACATAGCAGAAGCAAAAGCTTTGTATGGTGATAGGCATGTTCCTCTATCAAAGACGTACTCTGTTTGGTGGTAGGTGTTATACACTTCTAAACAGTACAAGGTAGCACGTAAGTTAGGCTACCGTAGTGGGCTTGAGGTTAAACTCTCAGAGTTTCTTGATGAACTAAAAGTAAAATATATTTACGAGGGCATCAAGATAGAGTGGGAAGACTTAGCTTACAGACATTACACACCTGACTTTGTGCTACCTAATGGTATCATAATAGAAACAAAAGGACTCTTCACCGTAGA